TGGCACCGACGACTTCTCGGGATTCACCGACGAGCAGCTATGGCAGGCGCGCCAGGCGGCGACCGAGACCTTCGAGGAGAACGCCCACAGGGCGTTCGTGCGCAGGCGCGGGAGCACGGAGACCCATTCGGGCGGGTTCGTGTGGCTCGACCACAACGACGTTCGCGAGATGCTCACGCCCGGATGGGAGCTCCTCTCCGACTGCACCGCGGTCGGCCCCGACGGCCACGCGACCATCGAGTACGTCTGGGGGATCGACGACGTGCCCGCCCGCGTGTCGTCTGCCGTCATGCAGCTCGCCGCCTACTTCCTCAGACCGTCCGTGACGCCCGAGAGGGCGACCGGGGAGGCGACCGAGGCCGGGTTCATCCGCTACACCCTCGCCGGGAGGGACGGCGCGACGGGACTCCCGGAGGTCGACGCCGCCATCGAGCAGTTCGGGCGCCAGAGGGTGGTGGTCCTGTGATTATGGCCACGCCATACGACGCCGCCGCCAGGGCAGTCTGCGACCGTCTGAGGGTCGTGCTGAGCGAGGGGGCGCTCGCCCTCTATGACGGGGACCCCGTGAGGGCGCCCGTCGTCTCGTTCGGCATCGGGCCGAGCCGCCCCCCGTTCCTCGTATGGGTGAACCCCCTCGCGAGGTCCGTCTCCACCTCGGGCAGCGCAACGAGCCACGAGTACTCGACGGCGTTTTCGATCTTCGTCTACCTCATGGCAACGCACGCGGACCTGGACGAGGCGGTGCGCAACGTCAACACATGGCTCAACAGCGCCTACATGGGCATCGCCGCCGAGGCGACGCTCGGGAGGTCGGTGGACTGCGCGGTCCCGCGCATCTCCGACTCCGGATACGACACCACCCCGGACAAGAAGCACGTCGTCGCCGCGGAGCTCGAGGTGGCCTGCAGGGTCGCCTCGGTATGCCCGCACGAGTTCAAGGAGCTGATTGCAAATGCCCAAGCAAAGCAAGGCTAACAAGGCCGTCGCGAACGCCTGCGTGACCTACAACGGCCGCGACTACAGGCTCACGAAGGGAAGGCCGGCGGAAGTGCCGGAGGACCTCGCCGCGCGACTCGTCGCGTCCGGGGTGATCGAGGAGCCAGGCCCGGCGGACGTGCCGGCGACCGAGGACAAGAAGGGGAACGCAGATGATTAACACCTCCATCGGACTGCTCGGCGTCGCGCGACAGGCGGACAAGTCGACCGCCGCCGTGGCGCCCAGGTACAAGCACGGGCTCACCGGGGGAGGGCTCATCAAGCCCGACCGGAAGGTCGAGCAGAAGAGCGTCGCCTGCGGCCTGAGGGCCGACGCGTCGAACGGGGCGTACGTCTCCGAGGTCAACATGGCGGTCGACTTCGAGACGCTCGCCTACGCGGACGTCCTCGGGCTCTACGCCCTCGCGGCGATGGGCAACGTCGTCTCGACCGCGGCGACCCAGACCGGATACTACAAGCACGTGATCACGCTCGGGAGCGCGCTCCCGCTCCTGACCTTCTGGGGCCAGGTGGGCAACACGGCGGACACGACCGTCCACGAGGCCGTGGGCTGCAAGGTCGACACCCTCTCGCTCGACTTCGAGGGGAACGCCCCGCTCGACATCGGCGTGACCGCGGCGGGCATCGACTCGGAGCTGTTCGGGTCATGGTCGGGAGACGCCGAGCCCTCGTGCTTCGAAGGGTACTTCGTCCCGACGAACGGCTCCTTCAGGATCTCGACGAACGACCAGGCCCCGGCCGAGGCGATCGTGACCAAGGGCGGCTTCGAGCTCTCCAACAACCTGACGACGTACCGCAGCGCGGGCAACGTCGTCGCAGCGGAGGTGTCCGAGGGCAAGCTCACCACGTCCGTGAAGATGACCGTCATGCCCGAGGACTGGACGCCGATCCGAAAGGTGCTCACCGGCACCGAGACCGGCACCAAGGTCACGTCGAACGTGGTCTACGGCTCCGCGTCGTGGGCGTTCACGCACTCCCAGGACGCGAACTGCACCATGCAGGTCGACTTCGCCAACGTGCCCTGGAACTGCAAGACCCCGGAGATCGACCCCGAGGGCTCCGCCGCCGAGGTCGAGTTCAGCGCCGACAACGTCGGCATCGCCTCGAAGACGGGCACGCCGGTCACCATCACCATCACCAACAAGGTCGCCAACTACAACGCCTAGGAGGCATCGATGCTCAAGTTCTCGCTCAGGTTCACGGGGGACGAGAAGGTCGTCGAGTTCGAGAGCGGCCGATCGTCCCTCTGGAGGTCGCAGGACTACGGTGCGGGCCTCCCGGCGTCACCGTCCAAGCAGGGCAAGACCGACTTCGCGTGGGGGTACTTCGCGGCGAGGCAGGCCGGTAGGCTCGACGAGCTCGGCGTTCCCGACGGGATGGGGACCGACGACGCCATCGAGTGGATCGCCGACAACTACGACCTCTACATCAGCGACTCCAAGAAGGACCCCGACGCCCCTTTAGCCGCTGGGGCCGCCGGATAGCGACCACCGCGGCGGGCATCGGGTGCAGCCCGTACGACCTGGCGAGGCTCGCCGACGACTACCCGGACGTCTTCGAGGAGTACGTCGCCCTCTTCTCCAGGGGAGGGGAGTCCTTCAGGCAGAGGAGGGAGCGCACGCGCGCGTCGCGCGTCACGCGCATGCTCGGGCAGGACGTCATAGACGCCGCGAAGACGTCCCTCGACAGCCACAGCCCGTCCCAGAAGTTCTACCAGCTCGGAACGGACGTCGACACCGGGCTGCAGCTAGGCATCAGCGGAAACGAGTCCGGCCCGCTCGGTGCGGTNTCGGCGCTCGGTGCGTCCCTNCTGGGNGCCCTGTCCGGCATGCCCGGGCAGATGGCAGGTACGGGCGCGAGCTCCTCCGGAAGTCTCGCGTCCGGCATAGGGTCGGGCGTCGGAGCCGTGTTCGCGAGCGCGGCCTCGCTCGCCGAGCGCGCGGGGTCGGGCGTCTCGGGGACCNCGGAGAGCCTGCTCTCGATAGGCAAGGGCGCCGGTGCGAGCTTCGCGTCGGGCGTCGGATCAGGTCGCGNCGCGACGTCGGGCAGCGCACGGGGGCTCGCGAGTGCCGCCCAGGACGCGCGAGACTACGGCGACCCGTACTNGTGGGGTTCCGACCTCGGCGCGAACTTCGCGTCGGGCATCCGCTCGGCTCGCGGCTGGGTCGCGAGCGCGGCGTCCGCGATCGCCTCGGCGGCGCAGTCCATCCTCCACTTCTCCGCACCGGAGGAGGGCCCATGGTCAGGGGCCGAGAAGGGTGGCGTGCGCTCGGGCATGCACCTGGCGCAGAACTTCGCCGCAGGCATGAGGATCGGGTCGGCCGACGTCGAGGACGCCGCCCTAAGGCTCGCGGAGGATGCCTCGATAGACCCGGAGGCCACCGCGAGGCCGACGAGGCAAGGCGGCTGGTACGGGTACGGCGGCTCCAAGGACACGGGACTTCCGACGTACGGGAACACCTACTACTACTCGATCGTCGTCGACGGTCGGACCGTCTCCTCCAGCAGGAGGCTCGAGGGTGCCGTCCGGGAACTCGCGGCGCTGGCCGCGTCGGGGAGTGACTACTGATGGCAACTGCATGGTCGGACTGGGCTGGTGGGAACTCATACAACTTCCGGGACTACGTATCCGCCGAAATATCGGCGTCCTCGGACTCGGCGGTCCAGGTTCACGTCGAGGGCGGGTACCAGTCAGCCCAGGCCCAGGGATCGTACTTCGAGTCGAGGCTCTACTGGTACACCGACGGGGGTGCCAGCTGGGCGCTCCTCGCGGACGTCACGGGTGTGGGAGTGGGCATGACCAGGGAACAGCTCAAGAGGTGGATCGTGGCGGCGTGCGTGAGGGCTGTCAAGACCGGTGCCCAGACGGCCATCGCGCTCATCGGATCCGGGGCCGTGGCGATCACGTCCCTCGACTGGGGGCAGATCGCGTTCGTCGTGGCGACCGCAGTCGTCGTGTCGCTTCTTACCTCCGTCGCCGGAGTGCCGGAGGTCGAGGAGGGCACGAGCCCCCTCGCGAAGACGAACCAGGAGGCATAAGCCATGGCAGACGAGACCGGCACCATCGAGGCCGAGGAGCTGCGCCGGGCCATCGAGCAAGGAACCATCGACTCGCAGGACCCCGAGAGCGTGAAGGAGGCCGACCATGAGTGATTGCGCTGCGGACGTCCTCTCCGTCGCCGCCGGCGAGGTCGGGTACTGCGCCTACGTCAACGACGCCGATACCACGGGCACCAAGTACGGGAGGTTCTACGCCGACCTGACGGGCGAGCCGTACTTCGGCGGGGACGACGTCGCCTGGTGCGCGATGTTCGTGAGCTGGGTGTTCGCCCAGGCGGGCGCGACGTGCCCCGGGATCCCCAAGGCATACGTGCCATGGGTCGAGAGCGACGCCGAGGCCGCGGGCGCCGTGCGCGGGGACAGGACGGACGCCCGGCCGGGCGACGTCGTCCTGTTCGACTGGGGCGGCGACGGCTCGCCGGACCACGTCGGCATCGTCGAGGGCAACGCTGGGGGCTTCCTGCGCACCATCGAGGGCAACGTCTCGCGGTGCGTCGCGCGACGGAACCGCGACTGGGGCGTCGTGCGCTGCGTCATCGCACCCACGTGGGACGGCGGCACCCCCAGCCCCAGCCAGTCTGACAAGATTGCGGCCGCGTCCCTCGTCATCGACGGCGACTGCGGCCCGCTCACGTGC